TCACGGTCGATCACCCAGGGGTTGCCAAAGCCTGGGTGTGTTTTGGCTACGAGGGTTCTGGTGGCAAGGCTGCCGTGGTGGTTCGTGCTTCGTTCAACGTCAACAACGTCACCCGCATGTCTACGGGCCAATACCGTGTGACGTTCATCAACCCGATGTTGGATGACAGCTACTGCTGGCAGGCTTTCGCCCGCAATGCGGGCAGCCAGTCAGCCATGAAACACGCTGGCGCTCGTGCCACGGCGGACGCCAAAACGGCCCAATTTGTCGATGTCATTTGCACCTCTTCAGGTGGCAGCCTGACCGACACCACTGAGATGAATCTGACCGTCTGGCGCTAAAGCCCGGACAGAAAACCTTACACCATGTCCTTCACACAAATCCAACTCGAAGCCTTGGAAACGGCACTCACGCAGGGTGAGCGTCGTGTTTCCTTTGGTGACAAGACCGTTGAATACCGCTCCGTCGATGAACTACGGCAGGCCATTCGTGACGTCAAACGCGGTCTCTCCGAGCAAGCCGCATCGACTGGCCTGTGGCCCGGTGCGCCGCGCCAGATCCGCGTCACCACAACCAAAGGCTTCTGATGGCTTGGAATACATCACGTACGCCAGCGAGCTGGCTCGGAAAAATCCGCAGCCTGTTTGGCCAGATTGGTCAGGGTCCCGTCCATGAAGCAGCAGGCCGTGGCAGGCGTGCACAAGCCTGGATGCCCGGCAACCCTGGTGCTGTGTCGGCGCTCTTGGCTATCAATTCCGAATTGCGCACCAAGAGCCGTGATCTGGTGCGCCGCAACGCCTGGGCGCAGTCTGGGATCGAGGCCTTTGTGGCCAATGCGGTCGGCACCGGCATCAAGCCGCAGAGTCTGGCCGGTGACGATGCATTCAAGGCGGCAGTGCAGACACTGTGGCGCGACTGGGTAGAGGAAGCCGATGCGGCAGGCCAAACCGATTTTTATGGTCTCCAGGCGCTGGCTTGTCGAGCCATGTTGGAGGGTGGTGAATGCCTGATCCGGCTGCGACCGCGCCGACCCGAAGATGGTTTGAGTGTGCCGCTTCAACTCCAGTTGATCGAGCCCGAGCACCTGCCACTGAATCTCAACATCGATTTAGATTCGGGCAATGTCGTGCGCTCTGGCATCGAATTCGACGGTGTGGGCAGGCGCGTGGCGTACCACTTGTACCGTTCTCACCCCGAGGATGGCAGGCTCGCCCCGATGTCGGGCCAGGGTGGCTTGGAAACGGTGCGCATCGATGCCAGTGAAATCATTCACCTGTACAAGGTGCTGCGCCCTGGGCAGATTCGCGGCGAGCCGTGGCTCTCACGCGCCCTGGTCAAACTCAACGAACTCGACCAGTACGACGACGCGGAGCTGGTGCGTAAAAAGACCGCCGCCATGTTTGCAGGCTTTGTCACCCGCCAAAGCGTCGAGGACAACCTGCTGGGCGAAGGCCTGCCCGATGGCAACGGTGTGTCGTTGGCGGGTCTTGAGCCCGGCACCATGCAGATTCTGGAGCCCGGAGAAGACATCAAGTTCTCTGACCCGGCCGATGTGGGTGGCTCCTACGGTGAATTCCTGCGCGCCCAGTTTCGGGCGGTGGCAGCAGCCATTGGCATTACCTACGAGCAACTGACCGGTGACCTCTCTGGCGTGAACTATTCCAGCATTCGTGCCGGGATGCTGGAATTCAGGCGGCGGTGCGAGATGGTTCAGCACGGCGTGCTGGTGCATCAGATGTGTCGCCCGGTGTGGGCCGCATGGATGAAGCAGGCCGTGCTCAGTGGCGCATTGCAGGCTCCAGGCTTTGCCCGGGGTGGCAATGCCAAGCGGCGGCAATACCTTGCAGCCAAGTGGATTCCGCAGGGCTGGCAGTGGGTAGACCCTGAGAAGGAGTTCAAGGCCATGCTGTTGGCGATTCGCTCGGGGTTGATGAGCCGGTCTGAGGCTATATCGGCTTTTGGCTATGACGCAGAAGACGTTGACCGAGAAATCGCGGCTGACAACCAGCGCGCCGATGACCTGGGTCTGATTTTTGACTCTGACCCCAGACGAACCTCCAAAGACGGCGGCAGCGCCGAGCCCAACAGCCAAGCGGTTCGGTCAGCCCGGGACCAAAACACTCAAACCGGCGATCAATCCAGCGATCCGGTCACGACTGGCACTTAAAGGATTTCCATGAACCTGTTACCGCATTTGGCGGCACGCCTGTTTGGTGCGCCGCTGCTCATCCATCGCCCCAAACTCGATGTCATCTTGTCGGTGCTAGGCACGCGCGTCGGACTGCCTGACCTGACAGCACCGACTGGCTTTGTCCAGCCTGATCGAAGCGCTGCCCTGGCAGAGACCGGCGCTGCTCAGTCAGGTATTGCTGTGATTCCCATTTATGGCACGCTGGTGCGGCGCACCCAGGGCCTTGAAGCGCAGTCTGGGCTTACCAGTTACGCCGGGATTGCCATGGCACTCGATACAGCACTGGCCGACCCGAATGTTGCCGCCATCCTGCTCGACATCGACTCTCCCGGTGGCGAATCTTCTGGCGTGTTCGATCTGGCGGACCGCATTCGTGCGGCCACGGCCATCAAACCGGTCTGGGCGGTTGCCAACGACATGGCTTTCTCTGCTGCCTATGCGCTGGCAAGTGCAGCGAGTCGCCTGATCGTCTCGCGCACCGGCGGTGTGGGCTCCATCGGCGTGATTGCCATGCACGTTGATCAGTCAGTTAAAGATCAGCAAGACGGAATTGCCTACACAGCCGTCTTTGCCGGTGACCGCAAAAACGATCTCAACCCGCACGCACCCATCTCGGGTGAAGCACACAGCTTTTTGCAGGGTGAAGTCAACCGCATTTATGACCTGTTTGCCACCACGGTAGCCAAACACCGGGGCATGGGCGTGAACACCATCAAAGGCACCCAAGCCGCCCTGTTCTTCGGCGCAGACGCGGTTGCTTCTGGTCTGGCTGATGACGTGGGAACGCTCGATGACGCACTTCTGCAGATCAATTCCATGCTGACTCCACCCGTTCCCTCGCTGTCCCGACTGCTTGCCAGTCAAACCCTCCCTGAAACCTCACCTGAAAAGGAAATTCCCATGACGCAATCCGTCCAGCCCACCCCCGTACTCGCCCAAACTGATGCCACAGCCGCCACGTCGGCCACCACGTCAACCGCCGACGCCGTGTTTGCAGTCTCTGATGCGATTGAAGTCGCGCAAAGCTGCACGCTGGCTGGCCGAACTGACCTGATCGCTGGCTTTTTGGAGGCCAAAGTGGCACCCAGTCAGGTGCGCAGCCAGTTGCTAAACGAAAAAGCGCAGCAATCCACGGAAATCGTCAGCCGCATCGACCCGAATGCTGCACACCGCCAGGAAATGGCGACAACCAACCCGGCTTCGCCTGACAACCCGCTGATTGCCGCCGTCAAAGCCCGAATCGGTGCTCGCTAAATCCCACCTGACCCCCTCACTAATAGGAGAACTCCATGGCTGAAATCAAGCAAACCCTCAATCTGGGCGATTTGCTCAAGTATGAAGACGAAGGCTTTTACTCGCGCGACCGCGCCACCCTGACTGCTGGTCAAACCCTGGTACTAGGGACAGTCGTTGGTCTGGTGACCGCCACTGGCAAGGTTAAACAACTTGATCCGAGTGCAACCGATGGCAGCCAACTCGCCTGTGGTGTGTTGCTGCAAGACTGCGATGCCTATTTGGTCGACCGGGACGATGCACTGATGCTGGCGCGTCACGGAACGGTGGCCCAACACGCACTCACCTGGCCTGCGGCCATCACCGTGGCAGAGCGCGATGCAGCAGTCGCCCAACTCAAGGCGCTGGGCATTCTGGTGCGCCAAAGCGCCTGATGTCTCCTTCGATTTGCAAGCCAATTCGCCCCATCCATCCCACTTTTTGAAGGAAAGCCATCATGGCCATCAACAATCCGTTTCTCAATCCCGCCTTTTCCATGGCATCGCTGACAGCCGCCATCAACCTGCTGCCCAACCGTTACGACCGACTCGACCAGCTGGGGCTGTTTGCCGCCAAACCGGTGCGCACCCGCACCATCGTCCTCGAAGAAAAGGCTGGCGTGCTCAATTTGCTGCCCAGCCTGCCTGTGGGCTCACCCGGTACGGTCGGTATTCGGGGCAAGCGCACGCTGCGCAGCTTTGTGATCCCGCACATCCCGCACGATGACGTGGTGCTGCCTGAAGAAGTGCTGGGCCTTCGCGCGTTTGGCACCGAGAACGAATTTGCTTCCATTGCGGCGGTACTGGCCGAGCACCTGGACAACATGCGCACCAAGCATGCGGCCACTCTGGAGTACCTGCGCATGGGCGCTTTGAAAGGCATCGTGCTCGACGCCGATGGCCGGGTGCTGGTCGATCTTTACGATGAATTCAAGATTTCGGCCAAAACCATTAACTTCAAGCTCAACGTCGAAGGCACCAGCATTTTGGAGAAATGCCTGGAGCTCAAGCGCTACATGGGCAAGAGCCTGATGGGCGAGCGCATGAGTAGCGTGCATTGTCTGGTATCCCCCGAGTTCTTCAACAAGTTGGTCACCCATGCCAACGTGAAGGCGGCCTACCAGTTGTGGAACGATGGACAGGCACTGCGCTCCGACATGCGCTCAGGCTTCCCGTTTGCAGGGGTCACCTTTGAGGAATACGCCGGTGAAGCCAGCGTGCCCGATGGCTCCGGTGGCTGGGTGACCAAACCGTACATCGAAGCTGGCGAAGCGCATGCGTTCCCGCTGGGCACGATTGACACCTTTGCCACCTACTTTGCACCGGCTGACTTCAACGAGACGGTCAACACGCTGGGTCAACCCATCTATGCCAAGCAGGCACCGCGCCATTTTGAGCGTGGCACCGACTTGCACACACAGAGCAACCCGCTGCCCCTGTGCCAGCGTCCGGCTCTGCTGGTTCGTCTGACCGCGACGTGATCGGGCCATTCCCATGACCACCTTGGTCGAAAAAATCTACCTGGCCGCCGCCAACGTCGGGTTTCTCAAAACCTGCGCTTGGCAACCCAGCGATGGCGGTGCAGTGCAAACGCATTCAGTCGGATTTTCTGCACCTGACCAGGACGTGCTCTCGGGGCTTGGTGTCAGCACCGAGTACGAGATGACCTACCCGAAATCTTGCTTTGTGGGGCTCAAATCCCGCGAGGTGGCGCAAATCGAGGGTGTCGCATATCAGGTGCGAGAAGTCACGGCCATGGGCGATGGCTCTGAGGTGCGCGCCAAACTGATGCGGGTGTAAATCCTATGGCAGCGAACTCCATTCGTGAACGGATTTTGCAGACGCTGGTGGCGCGGTTGAACCCGGTGGCCACAGATCAGGCAGCTTCAGTGTGGCGCACGCCCAGTGTTGCCATTACCCGCGATCAGTGCCCAGCCTTGGTGGTGTTTCCTGAGAGTGAGTCACTGGCAGAGCGCGCCAACGACCGTGTCACCCGCGAGTTGACAGTACGCATCACCGCACTGGCGCGTGCCGTGCCTCCAGTAATTCCAGAAACCGTGGCCGATGCCTTGCTCTGTGCGGCGCATGCCGTGCTGATGCTTGACATCAACCTGGGTGGCCTGGCGCTCGGCATTCGGGAAGTCGAGTCCGAGTGGGAAGTGGATGACGCTGATGGCGTTGCTGCCAGTACATCTGCTCGTTACCAGATCACCTACCGCACCCTGATTGCTGACATTTCCATTCAAGCCTGAATCACTTTTCCCTTTTTCTGTTTAGACATTCCAACTTTTAAGGATCCCAAACCATGAGTACCTATGCATCATTCCAGGGCCGTGTTTACCTCGGCAAACGCGACGTGGAAGGCAACCCCATCGAAGTTCGCTCACCCGGCAATGTGGCCGAGCTGAAACTCTCTCTCAAAACCGACGTGCTGGAGCACTATGAGAGCCAAACCGGTCAACGCACGCTCGATCACCGCATGGTCAAGCAAAAGTCCGCCACAGTAAATCTGACCATCGAAGAGTTCACCAAAGAAAACCTTGCGCTGGCGTTGTACGGCAACTATGTGGTCGGCACGCCCGGCACTGTGACCAATGAGCCATTGGCGGGCGCGTCACCGCTGGTCGGCGAGCGCTATTTCCTGGCACACCCCAAGGTGGCCAGCCTGGTGATCGAGGACAGCAGCGCCACACCGGCCACGTTGGTCGAAGGTGTGGACTACACGGCAGACATTGACTTTGGGGCGATCCAGTTGCTGCGACTCCATGATGGCGGCACACCTGCCGTACCCTACGCCGCGCCCCTGAAAGCCAGCTACGCCTTTGGTGTCACGACAGATATCGGCATCTTTACGCAGGCACTGCCAGAGCGTTTCCTGCGGCTGGAGGGCATCAACACCGCCGACGGTAATGCAAAGGTGTTGGTGGAGTTATATCGGGTGGCGTTTGATCCCTTGAAGGAAATCTCGTTCATCTCCAACGAATACAACAAGTTCGAAATGGAGGGCTCGCTCTTGGCTGATTCCAGCAAACCGTTCGATGCAACGCTGGGCCAGTTTGGCCGCATTGTCCAAATCTGAAAGGCGCGTCATAACTGATTTGGAAAAACTAATTCCCCAGGACACCCTGGTGCAAGTGGCAGGTGAAATCATCGCGATCTCACCCCTCAAAGTCGGCCAGCTGCCTGCATTTTTGCGGGTGATCTCGCCAGTTATGACGCAGTTGAGCCAGCCGCAAATCAACTGGCTGGCGCTGTTTGGCGAGCGTGGTGACGATTTGTTGAACGCCATCGGCATCGCAGTCAAAAAGCCGCGCGAGTGGGTGGACGACTTGGCAGCGGACGACGCGTTGCTGCTGGCAGCCAAGGTGATGGAGGTCAACGCTGATTTTTTTACCCGAACGGTGATTCCCAAACTCGACGGTCTGTTCAGTCTAGGCAAGGGAATTCAAGCAGCCAACACTGGTTCGACCTCACCCAGCGTCTGATGGAGCACGGCCACCGACTGCCCGACATCCTGGACTACACGCTGGCGCAGTTAAAAGGGTTTGCTGCTGCCAGCGCTCGCTTGGACAGCGCGCGTGATGCCCAACTCCTGACCCTGATCGCCATTGGTAGCAGGGGCGACTCCAAAAACCTCGATCAAACGCTTGAACGTCTGACCACAGCATCAACCTCGTCATGAAAATCTCCATCCGAATCGACAGCGCTGCGGCGCAAGCCCAACTGCGCCGGTGGGGTGGGGAGTTTCGCGACAAGGTCAAAAAAGCGGTGGCCAAAGCCATGGCGAAAGAGGCTATTGCAATCAAGACAGACGTGCGCGATCAGGTGGCCAGCCAACTGACGGTGGTCAAAAAGACCTTCCTCAAGGGGTTCTCCGCCTACGTGATCGACAAAGACCCCAGTCGCTTGCCAGCGCTGTACGTGGGCTCGCGCATTCCATGGGTTGGCATGCACGAAAAAGGCGGGACCATTTCGGCCAAGATGCTGATTCCCTTGCACGGCCGGGTTGGCCGCAAGCGCTTCAAGGCACAGATCGCTGAACTGATGCGGGGCGGCAACGCCTACTTCATCAAAAACGCCAAGGGCAACGTGGTGCTGATGGCCGAGAACATCAAAGAGCATGACCGCCCCTTGGCTGGATTCAAACGTCGGTACCGCAAAGCGCAAGGCATCAAACGTTTGAAGCGTGGTGCTGATATTCCGATTGCGGTGCTCGTTCCCCGCGTCATGCTCAAAAAGCGACTCGATATCGAGCGACTGGTGGTGCGGCGCATCCCACGATTGGCAGCAAGCATCGAACAACAAATCCGCACGGTCGGATAACTCTCAAATATCGCCTCAAATTTCAAATTGACCCATGGCCAACAACCGTATCGCCGTTTTAGTAGCCCTTGAAGGTGCCGATGACGGGCTCAAACGCGCCCTGAATTCCGCCCAGCAGAGCCTGGGCGAGTTGGCATCGACAGCCAAGACCGCTGGCGACAAGGCCGCGCGCGGTATGGCCGAGGTCAAAGCAGGCATGTCGGCGTTTGGCGACCAGGTGGCCACTGCCAAGACGCAGTTGCTGGCATTTCTGTCGATCAACTGGGCGGCAGGCAAAGTGCAGGAGATTGTCCAGGTGGCCGATGCCTGGAACATGATGGGCGCGCGCCTGAAGCTGGCAACAGCCGGACAGAATGAATTTGTCACTGCGCAAAAAGCCCTGTTTGATATCGCTCAGCGCATTGGGGTGCCCATCCAGGAAGTCTCGACCCTGTACGGCAAGTTGCAGCAAGCGGTGCGAATGCTGGGTGGTGAACAGAAGGACGCACTTTCTATTACCGAGAGCATCTCGCAGGCCTTGCGTCTGTCGGGTGCGTCGGCCACGGAAGCCCAGTCGTCGCTGTTGCAGTTCGGACAAGCCTTGGCTTCCGGTGTGCTGCGCGGTGAAGAATTCAACTCCGTTGTGGAAAACTCACCGCGTCTGGCCCAAGCGCTGGCCGACGGCTTGAACGTGCCGATTGGTCGCCTGCGCAAGTTGGCTGAAGAAGGCAGGCTCACTGCGGACGTGGTGGTCAATGCCTTGATGAGCCAAAAGGACAAGCTTGCTGCCGAATACTCTCAATTGCCCGCAACGGTCAGTCAGGCATTTCAGCGCCTGCAAAACGCCTTCGGGCAATGGGTCGCGCAGGTCGATGCTGCTACCGGCATCACCAAAAAGCTCGCCGATGGCCTGACCTGGCTGGCCACCAATCTGGATACGGTCATGCAGTGGCTCAAAAAAATTGCCGAATTGGGGTTGGCGGTGCTCATTTACCGGCTGCTGCCAGCGTTGGTCACGGCTTGGCAGACCGCAGGGGCCGCAGCCATTACGGCGGCAACCGCCACCTCTGCGGCCTGGGCCACCGCCAATTTGTCGGTCACAGCGGCCATTGCCAGCGTCGGCCTGCTCAAAACAGCCTTCGCTGTGCTGGGTGCGTTCGCAGTCGGCTGGGAAATCGGCACCTGGTTGTCCGAAAAATTCGAGATCGTGCGCAAGGCTGGCATCTTCATGGTGGAAATTCTGGTCAAGGGGATCGAGCAGTTGCAGTACCGTTGGGAAGCCTTTGCAGCGATCTTTACCAGTGACACCATCGATGCAGCTACCAAGCGCCACGAGGCTCGTCTGGCTGAAATGAATGTGATCTTTGCCCAAATGTATGCCGATGCCACCAAGGGGTCTGAGGCCGCCAAAACAGCCATGACCACGGTGGCCACCACAGCGGAGGAGATTGCCAAAAAGCTGGAAGCTGTGCGCCAAGGTACGCAAGAAGCGGTCGGTCGTGGCGTTGAAGCGGTGCACTCCGCCGTGGAAAAGCTGAAATCCCGGTTGGGCGAGGTGGAACAGGCGGTCACCAAGGCCAATGGCGTGGTCACGGATGCCACTGCCAAGATGGCTGAGGCGTACAAGGGCCTGACTGCCATGGTCGAAGCCAACCTGCAAAAACAGGTTGATGCTGTGAAAGCACGCTACCAGCAGGAGCAAACTGCGCTCGAACTGTCTTCAGCTTCGCAGGCAACCCAGATCGCCAAATCAACCCTGCTGCTTACCGATGCACTGACCCAGCAGACCACCCTGCGGCAAAAGGCCACGACCGACACCCTGAAACTCATCGATGACGAGTCCACTGCCAGGGTCGCAGCAGCGGCCAAGCAAGGCGCAACTGAGGCCGAGCGCAGCGCCAACGTGACTCGGGTCGAAAGCGAGATTCTGGCGACCAAACGCCAGTCCATGGTCATTGCTGCCACGGAATACCGCGCCCACATCGATGCATTAAACGCTGAGGCCAATCGGCATCTGGCGGAAATTCAGCGCATCGAAGAAGCCAAGCGCATGCTGACGATGACCACGGAAGAAAAAATCCGTGAACTGCGCCGTCAAGGCATGACGGAGTTTGAAGCGACGGAAGACCGTAAACGCCAGGTCGTTGAGTTGCAGACCAAGGCGCGCGATGCGCTGGCCGCAGGTGAATTTGAGCAAGCCAAGCAGTTTGCGCAAAAGGCCATGGATTTAGCAGTGCAAGTGGGCAGCACCCAGACGGCCGAGGCCAAAAAGGCCGAAGAAGCCAAGAAGACGTCTGAAGGCGCTTACTCGCAAGTAGTGGCGCTGGAGTCGCAAGCCCGGCAGGCCTCACGCCAGGGCGAGCACGACAAAGCCACGGATCTGATGCGCCAAGCCGACACTCTGCGCGCAGAACTCGCTCAAAAAACGACCACGGCCGATGCAGCCATCACCCAGGGCAAGCAGGGCATCAACACGGCCATCGGTGATATCCGCAGCTCCGAAGAAATCCTGGTCAAGACGCTTGATGCACAGGCACTGGCCCACCAAAACGCAGCCAAGTCGGCGTTGAGTGCGCGTGACCAGATCAAGCAAACCCTCACGGACACAGAAACCCAAATCGACCAGATCACCGCCAAGCTCAAAGTTGGCTTAAAAGTTACGCTGGACGCGGACACCAGCCGGTTTGACAAAGCCATCGCTGATCTGGACAAGGCAATGGCCGAGAAAGAAATGCTGCTCCTCATCAAAGCCGACTTGGAACAGGCCCAGAAAAAGCTCCAGGAATATGAAGCCTTGCTCAAAGAGGGCAAAACGCTGCCAGTGGATGCCGATGTCACCCAGGCCAAAGCGGCGCTGGACAAACTGACCGCCTATGCCAAGCAAAACTCGCTGATCGAACTCCAGGTCACCACAGAAAAGGCCCAGGCATCCATCACCAACGTCGAGGGCATGATCAACGCATTGAGCCGCATTCGCACCGAGTCGCAGCACAGTGTCAACACCAATGCCAATGCGGCGCGCTCAGAAATCTCCAGCCTCAATGGCATGAACACATCGAGCACGCACACCATTTATGTGCGCAAAGTCGAAGCCAATGCAACGGGCGGACTGGTGGGCGCAGGTGTGCCGCACTTTGCACGCGGCGGCTATGCCGACGCTTCCGGTTCTCGTGGATCAGTTGCCTCGCCGGTTGGTGCTGCATTTGCCCGTATGGCCGGTGGCTCCGTACCGGGTTCTGGTGATCAGGACACAGTGCCGCGCACGCTCGATGCAGGTGCATTCGTTTTGCGCAAGGCAGCGGTGCGCAAGTACGGTGGCGGTGTCCTGTCCAAGCTGGCCAATGGAGTCTCACGTTTTGCCACTGGCGGCAAGGTCACGCCGACCGGGCCCGCACCCATCAAATACAACCGCGATGCTGCTGAAGCAAAAAAGATGATCGACCTGGGCCTGGAGGCCATGCGCGAGTACACCTTTTGGATGCGCCAGCACTACGGGGCGGCCCTGTCCATTGGCATGGAGTGGGACACCATGCAAGGCTACGGCAAGCTCGCCGCCACGGATCGCCAAACGCTGGAGTCCATTCCCAATCGCGCCCAGCTCACAGCCAACGAGAAGCAGAAGATCGACGCCATCAAACAGACCTGGCGTACCGCCATGGCGCAGCCGCTGGTGTACGGCAAAGACATCGAGCGTGAACTGCTGGACTACATGGAGCAGCACCAAGGGGAGTTTTACCGGGGTGGGGGTGTGGCCAAGTCCGACACGGTTCCGGCGATGTTGACGCCGGGTGAGTACGTGGTCAATCGGTCGGCCGTGTCCAAATTCGGGGCTGGATTTTTTGAGTCACTCAACAACCTGTCAATTCCTGCCCAGGCGCTGGCTCGTGGTGTGCAGGGCCAGATCCAAGGTTTTGCCAGTGGGGGATTGGTTCAGTCTTTGGCCTCGCCACTGGCTGTGCCGAGATCTGCATTTGCAGGAGAAACCACCCCAGTGCGCACCGTGCGTGTTGAATTGGCAGCGGGAAACCGCAGTGTGTCGGCCACGATCGATGCCAGAGATGAGACACGCCTGCTCGACATCTTGAAACAAGCGAAATCACGCGCCTTTTAGCGGCCAATCATCCATGGAACTTAAAAACCTCTTCAGTGGGGCCACGCTGACCCTGCCTGACGATTTGCTGTGGAGCGATGAACACACCTGGAGTCCGGTTGTTTCCAGCGTGTCGTACCTGATCACCGGCGCGCTTTTGGTGCAGTCAGCCACCCGCCAGGCTGGGCGTGACATCACCTTGGTAGGTGCCGCCGACATGGCTTGGGTTGCGAGATCGGTCGTCAATGTGCTGCGTGATTGGGCTGCATTGCCTTTGGATGCAGTGACTGGCCGCTTTGAATTGACGCTCATGGATGGTCGCATCTTCACGGTGGCCTTTCGCCATGCCGACGGCGCGATAGAAGCCGAACCTGTCACAGGTTTCCCCGCCCGAAACGACAACGATTTTTACCGCATCACCTTGAAGCTGATGCAAATCTAAATTCTGGAACCTTCATGCCCATTCTCACTGGCGACATCAAACTGGTCGCATCCCAAGTCATGGACGACGTACCCGAAGGCGGTGGTGCGCCCACAGCTACAGTCATTGTGGATGGCACCAGCAATGCCATCTTCCCTGACATCTCTGAACTCGACCGCGCCGGTGGCCGCGTCAATCTTCGAAAACTCCACGTCGCGGTGCAAACCATGGACACCGACACCTACATGGGTTCGAACATCATCGTGTCCCAGCCTCCTGCAGACCCCAATGTCAGTGTCACTCTGTTTAGCACCCGCGACACCTTTGATCGGCGCGACGCGGCATCGGCTCGGGTCGAGAGCTACCTCACCAAAGGACCGATGTGGGGTGGCATGTTGCTGGAGAACCATATTGCTGGCCAGCGCGCAGTGCAAATCCTGCAAAGCGTCGATGCTGAACTGCCCCGGATTGGGCAAACCATGGTGCTGGTGCAAAACGAGGGCGCGACCAACGAGCGCAGCCAATACATTCGCACCACCGAAGTTCGTGCCATCAAACGCAAGTTCGAAGACAGCCAGGGAAAGATGGTCGACATGAATGTGGTGACCTGCTCCATCAGTGACGCACTGCGTACCGACTTCCAAGGGTCCGAGGGCAATGCCAAGGCTGCACCAGCCGCAGGGGCCACCAAGGTTAGAGACACCACGGTGGCCGATGCAGGTTCTTACGTCGGTGTCGTGCCGCTGGCCACTGCCGCCAACCTGGGGACCTTCAGCATTCGGGCCAGCAGTGTGTATACCCAGTTGGTTCCCAGTGCCCAGACCGAGACACCACTGGTCGATCTCAAGCCCAATGGCGAACAGGTGGTTTTATCCGCTGCAGGTGGGCCGGTGACGCTCACCACGTCGGTGGCACTCAACAATTCGCACACCATCAGTGTGGGCCAGGCCATCCTGCCCAACACGTTCAAACTGACCACCGGCAGCCTGACCCTGGTCGATGACGGTGGCCTGTTGTCTGCGGCTGGCAGCGCTGTGGGGGCGGTGGACTATGCGAATGGGCTGATTTCGATCACGGACCCGTCCGTGAGTTATCCAGCCGCCAAAACTATCCTCTACACACCAGCGGCTGCACCCGTGCGCTCGCTGCACACCGCTAGTTGGGCGGTCACGGCCGAGTCGCGTTCCAGCACCCTGGTGGCGATCTTTGACCCTGCGCCCAAGCCGGGCAGTTTCTCGCTCAGCTACCGGGCGCAGGGGCGCTGGTACACCTTGCGCGATGCGGGCAACGGTCAGTTGCGCAGTGCCTTTGGCTCGGTGGGCGCGGGCACGCTCAATTTCAACACCGGCTCGATGATGGTCACACTTGCTGCCTTGCCCGATGTCGGCACGCAGGTGCTTGCCACCTATGGACTGGCCACTGCCGACACGGCCGTCTATGGCGTGGCGATTGCCGCTCAGTCCGTATTCACCCTGGCCCACCCCGGTGTGGCGCCGAGCACGGTCACGCTCACTTGGGCGACAGGCGGCGTGGAAAAAACCGCCTTCGATAACGGCCAGGGCCTGCTTACCGGCGACGCCACTGGCAAAGTGGACTACCTGGATGGCGTGATCACGTTCAAACCCCTGATCCTGCCCAGCTCTGGCGCGCAGGTGAGCATTGCCTATTCCTGGGGCCCACCGATTGAAGAGAATTTCCAGGCCCCCGAGCGTTTTGCACCGGATGGTTATATCGAGATCGTTCTGGCCAACCCCAATGTGTTGCCCCACACCGTCAAGGTGGAGTGGAACACCGTGTTTGATGAGAAAGACCTGACCATCGAGGGGCAGATATCAACCCGCTGGCTGTCCTTGACCTACAAGCCCAACCGCGACCCCATCGTCATCGTCCATGACAACGGGACTGGCGGGTTTCAAACGCGCCCCGAGTGCGCAGGCGTGATCGACTACGCCGCTGGCACTTTGAGGTTCAAGCCAGACACCACGATTGCATTACCGAAGCCCAACTGGACCAAGGTGGTGGTTGGCACCCAGGTGATTGACAACACGTGGTTCACCGGCACCCTGGCCACAGAAAAAGTGGTCTTCGGTGGCTTTACCTACCAGACCATCGGGGCCATCATGCCCACCGACCTGTCGGGCTATGTCAAGGTCACTTACCGTACCAGCGCGGCGGGCAACAGCAACACCGAGGTGTTTCCTGTTCAGTTGTCTGTCGATCTGACGCAAAGCTCCAGCGAACCCATTGTGGGTGGCTCCTGCAGTTTCACCCTGGGAGGCGCCCGGTACATGGACCGCCAGGGCTCTTTGATTACCAACATCGATCCGGCAACCGGCTCAGGTCTGACATCTGGCAGCATCAACTACTCCAGCGGCCTGGCCAGCCTCAGCGTGCTGCCAGTGGGGGCCAGCAATACCGGTGTGATCAACAGCATGGTGACCAGCCAAAGCCCCATGCCGGTGACCGACGTGCAGTTTCGCACCAGCACGGCACCCATTCGCCCGTCCAGTCTGGCGGTGCAATTTGTGCTGGCTGACGATGATGCGCAGGTGTCGCACATCGTCACCTCAGACGCCAACGGCAAGATCGAATCCGCCAACGTCACTGGCAAGGTGGACTACGAGACCGGCATTGTGTCGCTGGCATTCGGTAAGTGGATGCTGGCCGTTGGCAATGAGACCAAGCCCTGGTACGACGCGTCCAAGATCATCGGCGGGCACATCTTTTTAGCCTCTGCCGTCATGGCGGACTCCATTCGCTATGCGGCCGTGGCCTACAGCTACCTGCCGCTGGATGCCAACATCCTCGGCATCGACCCGGTGCGCCTGCCCAGTGATGGCCGGGTACCGATCTTTAGACCCGGTGGCTTTGCGGTGGTGGGCAACACGCAGTCCATCACCGCCAGTGTGACCAACGGCCAAACCATCAACTGTGCCCGCGTGCGTTTGAGTCGGGTGCGGGTCGTCGGGTTTGACGGGGTGGTCATCCACAGCGGCTACAGCGCAGACCTGGAGGCAGGACTGGTCACGTTCACGTCGGTGGCAGGCTACAGCCAGCCGGTGACGGTTGAACACCGCATCGAAGACATGGCGGTGGTCAGTGATGTGCAGATCAGTGGCGAGATCACTTTTACACGGGCGCTCACCCATGACTATCCGGTGACCACGCCCGCGAGCAGCTTTGTCTCAAGCGCCCTGGTGGCAGGTGACTTGAAGTCGCGCGTCAGTGTGCTGTTTGATCAGGCCTCATGGAGTGGCGCATGGCTCGATATCTTGTCGGGCAGCACGGCCACGGCCACTTTCAACAACACGCAGTACCCCATTTTGGTGACCAACCGGGGGTGCCTGACAGAGCGCTGGATCGTGCGCTTTACCAATACCACCTCGTTTGAGGTCATTGGTGAGAACGTGGGTGTCATCGCTACCGGCAACACCAGCACCGACTGCGCACCCAACAACCCCTCTACCGGCGCGGCGTACTTCCATCTGCCCGCACTGGGGTGGGGCAATGGCTGGGCCACAGGAAACGTGCTGCGCTTTAACACCATCGGCGCGCAGTTCCCGGTCTGGGTGGTGCGCACCGTCCAGCAGGGGCCAGAAACCGTGCCCGATGACGCCTTCACTGTGCTGGTACGCGGTGACGTCGATACGCCCTGATGGGGCACAACCGCAATACGGATACGAATGAGACATGACTGATCTAAGCGTCAAATACTTCAACAGCGGCATGGCCGGTGCACCCCAAATCTCCAATAACTGGGGTGATTTGGTGAACATGCTTGATGCCTGCCTCATTAATGGCTTTAACCTCAAGGCGCTGGACAGCCTGACGTTTGCCAACGGCCTGGCCACAGCCACCGTCACGACCGGACACTCCTATCTGAAAGACCAGGTAGTGCTGATCGAGGGGGCTAGCCAGGCGGCCTACAACGGCCAGTTCCGGGTGGTCGCTGTCACGGCCACCACGTTTAGCTACGCCGTATCCGCCAACCCTGTCACTCCAGCCACCACCAGCACCAACCTGAGCGCCAAAGTGGCACCGCTGGGCTGGGAGATTGCCTTCACCGGTGCCAACAGGCGCGCCTACCGCAGCCTAAACCCGATGTCGCCGCAGAACCTGCTGCTGATTGATGGCGGCATCAAAGTCCCTGACTACAACACAACTTGGTCCAAGTGGGCCAACGTGGGGGTGGTCGAAGGCATGGCAGACATCAGCACCATCGTGGGCGCGCAGGCCCCGTTTGACCCAAGCAACCCGACACAAAACTGGCGGCAGGTCCAAGCTGGTCAGTATGGTTGGTACAAGTGGTACCACGCGCGCCAAGGCGGCTATGAAACCTATGGCGATGGCGGTGCGGGCAACCGCAACTGGGTGCTCGTGGGGGACGACCGTCTGTTTTACCTGTTTTGCACCAATTCACCGGGCTACAACTGGTACGGGCGCAATTTCTACTGCTTTGGTGACATCGAGAGTTTCAAACCCGGCGACAACTACCACAGCGTGCTCTGTGCGGAAGACTCGTATTGGTCCAACACCAATGGCGGCTATGCAAGCTATCCCGGGCAGTACAACGGCTATGGTTTGACCCATTCGCTGGATGTGGCGGGCAAAGTCATGCTCAGAAACCACACCCAAGTCGGCAACTATGTGCGCTGGGGTGTAACTTCGCTCAATACCAACAACGGCCAGCAAATCTGTGGGCGCGGCAACCTGCCGTTTCCCAATGGT